TAATTTAAGCAAGGGAGGGCGTTTTTTTGTGAGCGATAGGACACCACCGACCCCCCGTTCCTTTTCTAACCCACAAAACACCTCGATCGCCCACGCTCAGACTGAATCGCTTTGATTAATTTACAAACAGGAGAGATCCTAAGCGATCCGACCTATTCGGGTTTAGGAGGTGTGCAAACTCCACGAATTCATTCAAAACTGACTGATTTACCTTCAAAAGGTCAAGACATGATTGATCTTGCGACTGAACTAGGCATCAACCTTATGGAATGGCAGCGGTATGTCTGCATTCACGGTCACAAGGTGCGTGAGGATGGCAGGTGGGCTCATTCTGAACTGGGATTGATTATGGCAAGGCAGCAAGGCAAGTCCACGCTAATGATGCTCCGGATCTTGACCGGCATGTTTGTATGGGGTGAAGGTTTGCAACTTGCCTCAGCTCATAGACTTACAACCTCACTTGAAACCTTTCGACAGATCGTTGGCTTGATTGAAACAAATCCAAGACTTGAAAAAGAAGTAAAGAAAATCCGATGGCAACATGGTGCTGAGGAAATTGAATTGTTTGGCAATAGGCGATTTGTTGTAAAGGCTGCAAACAATGCAGCTAGAGGTTTGAGCAAACCTGAAACCATCCATCTTGATGAGTTAAGAGAATATAAGGATGAGGATGCTTGGTCATCAATGCGATATTCCATGATGGCTGCTAAGAATCCGCAGGTATGGATATACAGCTCGGCTGGCGACCAACATTCCGTAATCTTAAACAAATTGCGTGAGAGGGCATTGGCGTCAGCCACGACCAATGATCCGATTGGTTGGTTTGAGTGGAGTGCTGAACCCGATGCACCTATCTTGCTTCCGTCAGGTGAGATAAATTGGGATGCTTTTGCTCAAGCCAATCCATCATTAGGAATTACAATTCATCCAGATAACTTAAAAGCAGTTATCAATGATCCTCCAGATATTGTGCGAACTGAGGTTTTGGCGCAATGGGTAGATACAATCAATTCAGCGATCGATGCACAAAAGTGGGGATTATGTCAGACCGATCCAATACCTTTAGATCCGGAAGCACCAACTTGGCTAGGACTTGATTTATCGCCTGATAGAAAATTTGGCGCATTAGTCGCAACTCAGAAATTACCAGGAGAAAGATTTAATTTAGTTTTGCTTCACACTTGGTCAAATGATTACAGCCTAAATGATTTAGCAGTTGCAAATGATATTGCTCCTTATGTAAGACGATATAACACTCAAACTGTGGCGTATTCCAAACGGACTGCACAAGCTGTTGCAAGTCGGCTAGTTCCGGCTGGAATACCCATAACCGACATGGATGGCGCAATCTATGCGGAAAGTTGTGATCGGTGGCTGGGCGCAATAAATTCCCATCGATTACAGCATGGGGGTCAGGAGGAATTGACCCAACAAACACTTTCAGCAGCCAAATTGCCATTTGGGGATGGCAGTTGGGTTATTGGAAGGCGTGCAAGCAGAGTGGCAGTTTGTGCAGCTGTCGCTTCCGCACTTGCAACCTATTTTGCGACACAACCTGAAACGGAGATTGATATTCAAGTCGGATAATTTGTATTTATGGTATATTATGTGCTAATGGGATTATTCGACCGATTTACAGCAAGATCAAATCAGCAAGCAAATCCAGTAGATGTTGCAGCTGCTCTCGCACCTTACAACGCTCAACAATTAGTTGGCGGAATTTTATTTGGAACTACAACTGCAACTCGTGAGCAGTATATGGCGATCCCTTCGGGTGCTCGTGCAAGAAATATAATTTGTTCAACTGTCGGATCTTTACCGCTTGAGCAATACAATCATTTTACAAATGAACACATAAGACCAAATAGAGTAATTATGCAACCAGATCCAAGAGTTGCAGGATCAGCAATTTATGCATGGTTGGCTGAGGATATTTTACTTTATGGTGTTGGTTACGGAATGGTTATGGATGCATACGCTGCAACCGATGCTTCAAGAATTAGAGCATGGACAAGAATTGCACCAAACAGAGTATTTGCGTCATTAAATGGTGATTCAACTGAAATTGAATACTACACAGTTGATGGCAAGCGAGTGCCACCTTACGGATTAGGTTCGTTAATTGTATTTAACGGATTAGATGAAGGAATCTTAAATCGTGCAGGTCGCACAATCAAAGCAGCTGCTGAATTAGAAAAGGCTGCCGAAATGTATGCCAAAGAGCCAATGCCACAAATGGTATTAAAGTCAAATGGCACAAATTTAACACCAGAGCGAATTACAAAACTTCTTGAAAGTTGGAGAGTGTCAAGATCAACAAGAGCAACTGCATTCTTAAATGCTGATGTTGAATTACAAGCATTAGGTTTCGATCCTGCAAAACTTCAGCTCAATGAAGCCCGTCAATACCTCGCTCTGGAAATTAGCAGGGCAAGCGGCATTCCGGCAAGTTTTGTATCTGCTGAAACTACTTCAATGACTTATTCAAACATGACAGCCGAAAGAAAAGCATTGATTGACTTTTCACTTCGTCCAATACTTACAGCAATTGAACAAAGATTAAGCCAAGCAGATTTCGTTCCAAATGGCATGGAAGTTCGTTTTGATATTGATGATTTCTTGCGTGGATCTGCTTTAGAGCGTGCGCAAGTTTATGAAATCCTAAATCGCATTGGCGCAATGAGCGTTGAGCAAATCCAAGAGGAGGAGGATCTAATTCGATGAAAATTAGTTTCCCAATAGAAATAACCGCTGCCGATACAAACAAGCGAACTATCTCAGGCAAGATCGTAACTTGGGATGAGCAAGGTTCAACCAGCGCAGGATTAACTGTATTTGAGAAAGACAGCATTGATTTTTCAAAGCCTGTCAAATTATTACTTGAGCACCAAACAACTAAGCCTTTAGGTAAGTTAATTGACATTAATGCCACAGATACAGGCTTGGAAGCAACTTTTCGTTTGGCTAAGACTTTTCGTGCAGATGATGCGCTTGAGGAAGCAGCCACAGGCTTAAGAGATGGTTTTAGTGTCGGCGTAAAAATTAATGAATGGAAAAATGAGGAAGGCGTGCTAAGAATCAAATCAAGCACACTTCAAGAAGTTTCACTCGTAACAGATCCCGCAATCGACAGCGCAAGAGTGGCTGAAGTTGCAGCAAGTGAAACCACAGAGAATTCCGAAGCAACCGCTGAGGAAACAACAACAAAGGAGAACAAAGTGTCAGAAATTACTTCTGAAACTCCTATCGCAACCGAAGCGGTAGAAGCGACACAGGCTCCAGTTGTAACTGCTCAATACATGGCATACACAAAGCCACGAGTAAATGAGAATGTTACAGCAGGACAATATGCAGCAGCACAAATTCGTGCAATTCAAGGCGATACTGATGCTCGTGATTTAATTGCAGCATTACAAATAGCAACAACCGGTGAGAACACAGGAATGGTTCCACCTAATTACCTACGAGATGTAATCGGAGTTATTGATTCATCCCGTCCATTTATCGATTCAATTGAGCGTGCTCCACTACCAGCAAGTGGTCTTAAGGTGTTCACTCCTGTGCTTGGAAATCAAGCAATTGTAGGTCAAACTGCTGAAGGTGTTGAGTTTGCATCACAAGACACAGCAGTAACATTCCAAGAGGACACCATTGTAAAATTTGCTGGAGCAAATGTTGTCAATGTTGAACTGCTTGATCGTTCAGACCCTTCATTCCTAGATTTGTTAATTCGTGAATTAGCAGCATCTTATGCACAAAAGACTGACGCTTATGCAGCTAAAATTGCATCAGAGGCAGCAGCCGGATCATCAGGCGCATCAATTTATGCAGCAATCGCTGATGGAATTGCAGATGCTTATGGCGTTATGCGCTTCACACCAAACCGTTTGATGGTTGCTCCATCAGGTGGCGAGGATGGCATTGACTTCGCTGGATTACTTGGCGCAGTTGCAGATGGTCGTCCACTATTCGCAGCAGCAGCACCACAAAATGCTGCCGGTCTAATTTCTCAGGGCAGTACAAATGGTACCGTTGCTGGATTAGATCTAGTTGTAGATCCTAACTACACAGGCGACAATGCAAATGTTAAGCACGCTTTGGTCTATCCATCAGCAGCAATGCGATTCCACGAATCCGGAACATTTGATATTCGTGCCAATATCGTTGCAAATGGTCGAGTTGAGATCGGTCTTTACGGTTATGTTTGTGCGGTTAATCGTTACCCAGCAGCATTCCGTAAGCTAGCAGTAGTTTAATTTAACTGAGTGCCTAGGGTTGCTCCCGATCCTAGGCATCCATTAATGGGAGTAAGGAGATGACATGCCAAGCATAATTACAGCCACCGAGTTGCGATCCGTCCTTGGTGTGTCATCCGCCTTGTATAACGATACTTATTTGAACCAAATTATTGACACAGCAGAAACTGTTATTCTGCCAATGCTTGTAACATTCAAAGCACCAATTCAAGCAACTTCATTGTCAGACAATGTTGCTACATTTACCACACTAGGAATTCATGAATTTACCGAAGGGCAATCAGTTGTCATCACAGGATGCGGTTCACCTTACAACG